GAACAACTGATCGTCAAGTATCACAACATCATCACCTAAAACAAAGAACTGATGATCATACTTCTTTCCTAAAAGGAAGAGAAGTAAAAGACCATGAGTTAATGTAAACATACCAAAACTTGGATACAATCCAAGAGGTTGGCCACGTTTCCATTGAATATCACCAAATTCAGATTTCCATCTGAGTCGAGATATTTCTTCAATTAGGTTAATGTCTATGATATCACCAAAGATTGAACGTAACGTTTCAAGCTGCAACCCTAAAGGGAAGTAGTCTGTCGCGCCAGTTAAATCAATGGAATGAACTTGCTTGCCTTCTGACAAGGATCTCTGGATCCAAGGTATTGCTTTAGACTGATTGAATGTACAATCCCACTCACACTTTTCAACGATGTCATAAATAGCATCGCCAATTGGTTTGAGTGCCAACTGATGAATCCGGTAAGGAGAAGCGATAGATCGCAACTTCATACCGGGCTCTTGTAGGAAGTGAACTTCACCTCCATACATATGTTTATCAGGATTAACCTTCAATCTCACAAGAGGACCGAGAATTCCTTGAGTTACAGGAGCATAAAGCTCATTGTAACGCCAAGCGAACTCATAGTTTTCTCGACCCGTAGAATAAGTCATTTCTGACATTATATTTTCGGATTGATGAACACGTTCGTCTGAATGAAATTGAGGCGCCCATTTTGTGGGTGAACCTCGATATTCAATAAGACTATTCGAACCTCTAGTGACTTTGTGGAGGGGAAAATGACCCTTCACAAACTGAGAATAATTGTAATAAAATGATGGTGTCAAATCATCATTTAATTCACAATTAACGCCATCCATAAACTTCTTAAGCTGTGACTTAGTCACAGTCTCTGAAGTGAATAGAGAAGCGATGTTGAGAGCTTGGAGGCAACTATTGAATCTCTTGCGAGAGTTCTTTAGTGAACCACCAAACAAACACCATCTCATAACGGAGCCAAAGATACCAAAAGGAAGATTATCCGAGTTCTTTCGAACCCAGATAAGCTCCGATGGTAAACCCGCCTTACGGCGGATAAGGTCAAGCTTATAGGCTTTAAGCCTAGAAACTGTCCACTCTGGCCCATTTTCTCTAACCCACTTAAATGTTAAATCCACAAGTGGATTTATCATATAATGGGGTAGACCTATGGCTACAAGGCGATACCGTGCTCCTCTCTCTAACCTACTAAAGGTAACTCCCCCCACACTTTGTGTGGGAGATTTTATCTTTTGTAACATAACTGCTCCTTTTGGATGTGGTTAATAGTTAGTAGAGGGCGACGAGCCCACTATCAAGAATGGGGATCATCATAAGGGGTAATTATTGTTGTGTTCGGTTGATAAGACCGATGGAAATGATCTTCAGCATGAAGATTAGGAATATGAGTAGTAGATTTATGGAACCCAAATTGCAAAAGCAAGTTGTGTACCAGATCTAATCGGGAGGTTTCGAAGTATTGTTTAATACTTTCCTCAATAGTTTGTTTTAATATGGGGTTAGTTAAGGGTGTATCATTGGGTCCTGTTAAGGATTCTCTTGATATTACTTCTTTTACTCGCTCTATATCATCATAACTAGTGAGAAGCTCGATAACCTCTCTTTCAAATTCTTCGAGTTTCTTGGCTTGCGCCAAAAGTCGAATTGTTTGAGTCATATGATTAACTTCAAGTTTATTATCATTATCTTTCACAACTTATTACTCCTATTGT